AGGTATTCCAGTACTTTGCCAAACAGTAGCAGTGAAACTGTTGCCTGGTGCAATTCCAGTGCTATCCCACGGATTATTTTGGATGCTTTTTTGGTAATACGTAAATTGATATGTTGTGTTTGGACTAAGTCCTATCTCTGAACTTTGGCCCGTTCCGTATGAAGTAAAGAACCAATCATTTCCGCTTCCGCCATATATCCCAATATTGTAGATACCTCCAGGTGATGTCTGTATGTAGAATTGTTGAAGATTAGTTAAGCTGCTATCGGGAGGCATCACGAGGTTTGGCCCCGCCCCTCCTACACTAGACATGTCTACATAGTAGCTCCCGATAGTTGGGCTCATAAAGTATATATTGTCGGAAAAATCAGTTGAAGCCACGAACATCAGGTAATTTGTTGAGTATTTGTTTGGTGCTACATATGCAGATAATGTTGAATTGGTGACATAGTTTCCCAAAGTGCCAGATAAAGATGAATTAGTGACATAGTTTCCTAGAGTGCTAGATAGTGTTGAATTGGTGACGTAGCTACTTAATGCGCTAGATATAGAGCTGTTTACCTGTGAAGTAGTAGAATAATTAGCTATAGAGCCATCAACTGTGAGATTTCCAGCAAGTACAGCATTTCCGTAGCCATCAATTCCCAACACCTGTACCACGTAGTTGTTCGATATGCTAAATTTAGCAGTACTTTGCGTGGTTGATGCTGTTATCCCGATGTTCCATCCGGGAGCTACCGTAGAATTGAAGAATATCCCGCCAGTAAAGATTGGATTATTTAGCGGTGCATAATTAGTTAGCGTTGAATTTGTGGCATAGTTGCTGAGCGTGCTAGATAATGATGAATTAGTGGTATAGTTGCTCAATGTAGTGGTCAACGATGAACTGGTAACGTAGCTGCCAATTGGAGCGTATGTACTTGCAGCCACAGAAGTGGTTAGGTAATTTCCAAGGGTGCTTGCCAATGATGCGTTGGTGGTGTAGTTGTTCAATGTGCTAGATAATGAAGTGCTGGTGACATAGCTGCTCAGTGCACTAGAGATAGCACTGTTCATTTGTGTTGTTGTTGAATAATTGGTGATAGAGCCATCAACTGTGAGATTTAAAGCAAGTACAACATTTCCGTAGCCATCAATTCTCAAAGCGTTCACTACATAATTATTCGAGATGCCAAAAGAAGCAGCACTTGGATTAGTTGAAGATGAGGCACCAATATTCCAGCCTGGGACGGTCTCAGAATTGAAGAATATCCCGTCAGTAAAGATTGGACTATTTAGCGGTGCATAGCCAGACAATGATGTCCACGCAGGGATTGAAGTAGTGCCAGCAGAAGTAAGTGCGTACCCAGCAGTGCCGCCAGCAAGAAAATTAATTGTGCCTGTGCCGTTGCCAATCAGTAGTGCATTTGTAGTGAGGGATGATTGTCCAGTGCCGCCATTGCTTACTGATAGGGGGAAAGCTGGTATCTGTGCAACAGTAGCTAAAGTTCCTGTGGTCGGCAAAGTCACATTGGTATTGCCAGTGACGTTGAGGTTAGCTGTATATGCTCCGGTTGTGCTGAAATTTCCAGCAACTGTTAGCGTATTCCCATTATTGTTGACTCCGGTTCCGCCAAAGTTTGATTGAATAGTGTATGCGTTCCAGTATCCTGATGTGATTGTGCCAAGCGTGGTGATTGATGATTGCCCAATGTACGTAGCCGCTATATCTAATGCGGGGGTAACTCCTCCACTGGAGGTAATTCGATTTGTTGTTCCATTTACACCAGTGATTAATCCCTCGCCAGCAGCTGCCGTCCAAGTTAGACTACCTACACTATCAACTACGCTATTCAAGATAAGCAAGTTGCCAGCCATTCCCATTGATGAAGGCATAGTGTACGTGGCTGATGCAGATAAACCAGATGGAGCTGAAAGGGATATAGAGTGAGTGCTAGAATTCAGCGCAACAGTATTGCAGCTTAGCGTGGAAATACCAGACATATTGTTCGTGGAATCAATGCTGACACCACTACCTTGCAAATCACCTGCACTATCAGCAAAAGTAACCACAGCATTAGCTGCAACTTTCACTGTTGGTGGAATAGCAATAGTCGATATCACCACAGCACCACTGGCATTTTGGATAGTAGATATCCCTCGGCCAGCGGCAATTTCATTCAGGATAGGATTGTAGATTGCCATGCTGATTTACCTTACTGATTATGCTTTGCTGGTGTAGCTGGTGCTTCCTATAGAGTTCACCAAATATATTGCGTTCATACCAAATAGATACACGTTTGTGCCGCTATACAGTGTTGTTCCACCACTAGTAGGAGATGTACCAGTAAGTCTGCTAATGGTGATGAAGTTTGAGTTTAGCGGACTGTTTACCGGTAAATCTGTGGTGAAGTATAGTTGAGCATGACCCGCAACTGCTTGCACTAAACTGCTGTAGCAAATAGTTCCACCAGTATAGTAGTTTGCAGTGGTCACCACAGTCATTGAGAATTGCAGCCAACTAGTGTTGTCGCTGGCACTTCCTGTATCAACATCAAGCATAAATATTTTTGTTTGGCTGTTGGCAGCTTTCAGTGGCATTTGATAATTGATCGTCATTGTTCCAGAAGATTGGAAGGACCGACAATAAGGTATGTATGTACCAAAGCTCGTGATTGAAGTGCCGCTGCTGTACAAAGGATTAGCAATGTTTACAGTTTCGCTGTCATAGATGGTGCCAGATAATTTGTAGTTTGCAGCAGTCAATGCACCAGCACTGGTGAGCGACATTTCATTTGTGCCACTGTAGTTGAAGTTTAATGCGTTAGATAAATTTTGCACATTCCAACCAGTGTAGCCAGTGATAGCAGAAGATGCAGAAGCTAGCACTAAATCACTTGCATCTCGAACAACAGGATAAATTCTACGATTCAATTCTTCAACAGCTAATCTTTCATACATGCAGGTCATTGTGATCGCGGTAGCATCTGTGTATGTGATGTTTGGGAACCCAGTAGATGGATCGCTGGCTACTGTGTAGTCTGTATTCAATATCAAACCTGGGAGCGTACCTTGTGCCTCAAACATTTGCATTGCTGCAGCTGGATCTTGGCCGCCTACGCCAACCAAGAACACATGAAAATATTGATATGTTTCCAAACTAGCAAATGGTGCTGTGATTGTTGTCACGCCACAGCCTGGAAAATTATTTATATTGACATATATCGGAACCAAACCAGCGTTCACATTATTTACATTTGTATCATTATACGCACTAACTGAGTTTGATGCGTAAACACTACACGAAACAGAACCATATAGTTGCCACATATTAGCGGTGAAGACAACTTGGGCCACTTGAAATTGAGAAGAATATTTGACATTCAAACGAACAGTGTAATTGTTGGTCGAGTGAATATTACCTACAATTTGGACACCGCTTATTGAACCACCAGTATCGCTAGCTGTGAAAGCAACTGGGGTCATATATGTAGGGGTGGTATTTGTTGAATAACAAACGGACCCATATAGTGAATCTGAGTACGACATCAGCACAGATGAATTTTGAGTAACCGCAACCGTGTTTGTCATTTCAGTGGTGTAAGATAGATTTTGGTTGAAAATGGTGCCAGCAAGACTGATGAAACTATCTATCTGTGCATGGGTGTTGCTACCAATATTGCTCAAATTCAAATGGTTGATCTGTTGCCAAGTTGCAGCAGTTGATGATGTTGCCACCAAGGCTAGATTTGCTGATGGTGTAGTTGAATTTATTCCCACAGTAGTCGTAGCGCTTGCCAATGATGTTGGCACGCTTACAGATGGAGTTTGCCAATTAGCTGCGGTTCCACCAGTTGCAGTAAGTACCTGACCTGTTGTTGGAGCTGTAGCTGTATTCACAGAAACCACAGTGGTTGCAGATTGAAGTGCTGTTGCTGTTCCAGTAGCGGGAGTTGCCCACCCCAAAGTACCAGTACCATTGGTGAGCGATAGCACCTGCCCTGATGTTCCCACAGTGGCTGGCAATATGTATGTGCTAGAAGCTGCTAAAGTTGGCACAGTCAATTGCACACTGTAGCTGCCGTTGTTCAATGCTATTGCACCAGATGATCTAATCACTGGGTAGATTCTGCGGTATGCTTCTTCAACTAGCAGTGTGTTGAGGTTGTACGTGAGATTTGATGCTGCACTATCAGTATACGTTAGCGCAGGATTACCTGTAGTCGCATCAGTCGCTAAAGTGAAATCTGTATTCAACACTAAATTAGTGTATCCACCAGCAGTTTTCATCAACCAGAAGCCACCACCATTTGTAGAGAATCCACTAGCTGAGTTGCTAAGGTCTTGCACAGTGATGACAATGTATCTGAAAGAACTAGTATTGGTGATTGCTACACTTCCATTCTGTGTAGTCAATTGAACTCCACCAGCAATCAACGTCAAATTAGTTGTGTTGTACCCAGTGTCGGTATAGCAGCTTGCAAGATTAGCTCCATACACGTTGAAGTTGATATTGCTTGGATTGTTCGGTATACCGTTCAATGCCCAGTTGAATGAGTAGGCCTGAAACGCACTACCGTAGTCGATGTTGTAGCGTAAATATGCTGAGGTGTTGGTTCCATTCCAGTCTGTATGGCCGCCATCCCAAATTTTGTAGCCACTGATACCAATGTTGTCAGATGGGTAAAGAGTCACGGCAGTTGGAGTCATGTTGCTAGGAGACGTATTGTTGCCGTGCAAAATATTGCTATCTGTACCATCAGTGTAGGCCGTGACGATAGTGGTGTTCTGTGTTGTTCCAGTAGTGTTCTTGAGAACTCCAGTCGACACTAGCAATGTGGTTATTTGTCCTTCTACTACAGTGAGGTCGGCTGTGTTCTGCCATTTACCTGCTGCGAGGCTGTACCGATAAATATTTTTGTCAGATAAGCTGGTGATGTTTGCGTCTGCCAAATTGGATGTGTTGAATGTTATCCAAGAAGGTACACCAGAAGAATTAGTGGTAAGCACACTGCTGTTAGCTGTCGCAAGTCCAGCAAGGGTATTTGCAGCAGATGAGTAAAGTAATTGATTAGCTGTAGTTGTAGCAGGATGAGTTACTGTTGACCAAACAGGTGTAGTGCTAGAGCCTGATAGCAGCATTTGATTTGCAGTTGCAGTACCTGCAAGAATACCTAGTGCTGATGCTGTTGAATAAACTATACCGCCATTGCTTGCTGTGAGAGATGCATTAGCACCACCGTTGCTCAAGGATAATGGAAAAGCTGGTATCTGTGATGTAGTGGCTAAAGTACCGCTTGTAGGTAATGTCAATGCGGTATTTGCAGTACAAGTCAATGCTGTAGTATAAGCTCCAATAGTGCTGAGATTTCCGCCAAGAGTGATAGTGCTAGCACCATTGTTTATTCCTGTGCCACCGTACGTGCCAGAAATAATTCCAGCGTGCCAGTACCCAGAAGTGATTGTGCCGACTGTGGTCAAGCTAGATTGGCCAATGTACGTAGGGTCTATATTCACCACTACGTTGCCGATACTTGATGAGCAAGTGATATAGCCAGTAGTTCCAGCTACACTTGTCACGCCAATTGCAGATGACTCGAAAGTCGCCCAATTAGTGCCGTCAACTGTACCTTCAAATACTGATGTTTGTCCGTTGAATCGAATTGTTCCAGCAGCCCCAGCGCGAGCAGCAGTGTTGCCTTGTGGAAGCGTCACACCAGCAGTTCCTGGCAATACTGGATTGCTAGCAAGGCCTATGGTGACAGCTCCTGTTGCCGATGATACTGTTGTTTGATTAGTGGTAGCTACGTTGCTGGTGACTCCACCGGATGATACAGTGATGGTGTGCGTAGAGTCGTTGAAGGTAGCCCCAGACAATGTGTATGGGGTCCATTTGTTTAGTGCTGAACCTGTGGTGAACACTAGCAATTGATCGTTGACTACGCTGCTTGTGCTGCAATCTGAGAGTAAAGATAATTGAGTAACACCAGCAGAAGGAGTCGTGTTCACGAACCCATTGCCAGCACTATTCCAAGTAATCACCTGGCCGTCAACTAATCCTGTGAACGCACTTTTGTTTGGGAACCCATAGTCAATGCTTAGCGTGAGCGAACCAGTGGTCGCAATTGCTCCGCCAGATTTCACCCAAGTAGCATTGTCGATGTATAGCGTGTTTGCTGATATGGTCGAAAATGAAGAACCAGTTTGGCAAGTACAATCTATCATCTGACTGTAGTATGGTTGATATGTGCTGGAAATTCCAGTCAATGTGCTTGCAGAAAATCCACCGCTTGCATAGAAAGTAGTGTGCTTCATTGTTCCCATGCGAGCAACATTCAACATACCAACAAAGTAGCACTCGATTGCGTCGTACAAATTGAAGCTAGTGAAGTTTGCAGAGTATCCAAAGTTTATTCCATTTCCACGGCAACCTACACAGCGAACACTAATATTGCCTGTCCATGATGTTGCAGTAGAAGTATTGTTGATGAACCAACCAGTTGCAGATTGATCATTGCAACGTACTTGATTGAATTGCATTTCGCTATCAGCAAAACTTCCACCAGTTAACGCACAGATATTGATCACACCAGATATTTGCCAACCAGCTTCTAGGCCCTCATGTGTGTATGGAGCCCCATGTTGAGTGCGAACAGTTGTTGCTAGGATGGTAGTTTCTCTGAAGTAGGCGTGAGTTTGTGCAGTATTTTGGAATAGTTGAATATTTACATTTCGTACAGTCGTGCTGGTTGCATAATACTGAGAGTAGCCGCCGGAATTACCGTCTCCTAGCACTACCATTCCATCAGCAAGTAGCGTGATGTGGCGTGAGCCAGGTATAGTCAAATCTTCATCGTACTGCCCACCATTGATGTGTATGATGAATCTATTCATCAAGTTCACATCTGAGTTGCTTGTTGGTGCTCCACCTATAGTGTTGATCGCTGCCATGATGGTGGTGAAAGGTTTGAGTATGCTTCCATCGTTCACAGACCCAGTATATTTATTGTCTACGTATAGAGTAATAGTATTGCTGATGCAGTCGCCAAGATTAGCTAATGGAATAAATCCGTTGCTGTCTAGTGGTGCATAGCCGTTAGCTACATTTTTGTGTGTGGTACTTTCGCAATTGGCGATATCAGTTGTTGCTAGCGTGATAGTGTTGTTGCTGGTAGTCTTTGCATTGATCGTCAACGGTACAGATGTAGGAATTTCAGATGCTTGAAGTACGCCACCAACTAAATCAGCCTTTGCTGTTAGTGCAGTGTTGATCGTAGATATATCTCCATTCAATGTAGAAATGTTTGTGGTGATAGTACCAAGATTGCTGACAAGTCCAGTCACCATCGATTCGGTGATGTTTGGAATGTTTGCCACAGGCACAAGTGAGCTGCTATCCAATGATGCGTATCCACTAGCAACACCTTTGTTGGCAGACTTTTCGCACGCTGCTAAATCGGTGACTAGATTAACTACTTTCGATTCAGCAATATTTGGAAGGTTCACCAAAGGTACTAGCACACTATTGTCTAATGGACAGTATCCCCCAGCAATAGCTTTGTTGATTGTTTTTTCGCACGCTAACAAGTCACTGGTCAAATTGGTTATCTGTGATTCTGCAAGTGCTGGGATGTTCGCTGTTGGCACAAGTACATTGCTGTCTAGTGGGCAATATCCTGATGCTACATTTTTGTGTGCAGATAATTCACACGCTGCAAGATTAGTCGTGAGATTGGTTATCTGTGATTCTGCAAGTGCTGGGATGTTCGCTACTGGAACAAGTGAGCTACTATCCAACGGACAGTATCCGCCAGCTACATTTTTGTGTGCATACTTTTCGCACGCTGCTAAATCGGTGGTCAAATTGGTTATCTGTGATTCAGGCAACGAAGGGATATTCGCTACTGGCACTAATCCATTGGAATCTAGTCCGGTATATCCATTCGCTGCACCTTTGTTTGCAAACTTTTCGCATGATGCAAGACTAGTACTTAGATTTGTTATCTGTGATTCGTTGAGGTTAGCTGCACTCCACGTTCCAGTAGTTATCGTGCCTAATGTAGTGATCGATGCTTGCCCAACGTATGCAGCATCAATATCAATGTTTGGAGCAGCTCCTGCGCTAACATCAATTCTTCCAGTAGTACCGTTTACTGTAGTGATTATTCCTTCGCCACCAGCAGTACTCCATGAGAGATTTGCGGTGTTACCCGCAACAGTGTTGATGATGAGCAAATTGCCGGCGTTTCCAATAGTTGATGGCATTTTGTAGTTGACGGATGCAGATAAACCTGATGGTGAAGATAGTGATACATAGTTGCTATTGTTGCTGTCTAGCGCTAATTCAGCACAAGATACATTGTTCACTCCAGTGATATTTCCACTCGAATCAATTGCCACACCTGAGCTCTGTAGTGTGCCATTCACATCAGCAAACGTGGCTATAGCGTCTACAGTTGTAGCCCCAGATGACTGAGATGTGGAAACAACAATTGCTCCAGTTGCATTTTGTGTGAAGTCTATTCCATTACCTGGAACTATCAGACCATTTAAGCTGTTAATTATCGCCATACCAACGTCCTTGTTGAAGAAAAATAATTATTTATAGATACTGTAATGCACCAATCACATTGACACCATTAACCAAATTGAACATAGTTTGCCCATATGGGAACGCCATAGTAGCAGGAGTATTAGATAGAACTACCAAATCAAATGCTTGCGATACAGTGTTCGACTCCAAGCAACATTGGTTCACCACACCATCTGCAAGCAATGTTCCGCCAAACCCAGAGGTAGCAGCAGCAACTCCAGCACCAATAATTATTTGTTGTCCAGGATTTTGGAATATATATACGTTGGCACCAGTTTGATTAGCAAAATGTATAGTGTCGCCTACGTTTAGGTTGGATACACCAGGAAGTCCAGTAGGATTACCGATAGGAACACTACCAGCAACAATTGCTGGTGGCAGAATAAATGGCACAGTGCTTCCCACTATATTTTGAGCCGTATATCCGTAATTAGGTAGCATCTGTATAGGAATATTTACGCTAGCATTGTTGCCAGCAAAATCAATGGTATATGCATTAGCTCCAGACGTAGCGTCTGCTAATGTGGAATAAATGCTGAATCTTGTTGGGGCAACCGCGATAATCTTGATGAAGTAAAATGCAGCAGTCTCAAGTCCAGGAGCAGGATAAAGATTGGTGTTGAGTATATTTGCTACAACCGCAGGAAAAGTGCCTGGCAATTCACCACCAGCATCAAATGTAAACATTGCTGGATAGATAGCTCCAACAACCGCGCCAGGAATAGCAGCAGTCAATGTAGCATTGAGGTTACTCATACCTGTAATCTGAAATGCAGTGTTCTCGGTAGCAGTTACCGTACCAATGACAGCACTAGCAGAATTACCCATACTATTCAACGCAACTGTTTTGTAGTAGATACTTGCGTTCTCTACGTAGAAAAATCCTTTGCCGTTTGGCAATCCAGTACAATCGGATATGTAGAAAACGTCATTCACTGAAACCACAGGAGCAACACTCCCAAAGTACTTAGGGTCTGATGTGATCGCACCAAGCGTATCTACACTAGAACTATATGTGTGGATTCTTGGCGCAACCTCATTGGCACTATATGTACTTAGATTCAACCCTTGTGCAGCAAATGACATTTTCTTACATCCTTATGTTCGGTTTATTTACCTTCAATGTTTCTGGAAAAACTAGACAATATCAGATTCATTGCAGAATATCTTGAAGAAACCACGATTATCTACAACCGTTGCTCCCGCAAAAAATAATCCATTAACGAACCAGGTAGTTTCTCTTGGTAAATAGCTAACCTCGGTACGCATATCTTGTCCGATTGCCATACCAACTGCCATTTTGTGCCAAGCAAAACAAGTGCGAATACTTTGGTTTGCGTGAGCAACATTAGCTGTATCGTTAACCGACAAAATATTCACAGGTAAACCGCCCTCAGTCATTGATGGCAATGTGCGAACATTCATACCTAGCAATTCTTTGTAGTTTAGCGAACCATCAACTACAGCATCATTTGATGTGTAGAATCTGCTAATGATACGTTGATCGTTTAGCAAATTACGTAAATTATTGCCAGACATTGCTACGAATCTTTCACCAACAGGTACTGCATCTTGATCAAAGTACTGCACAATATTGCGCAACTTTGAGTAAGTCATGTTGGTTGTTCCATCGTTAGTTAATCCACCAGCAGCAGTCAATGTCAACGATCCAGTTGCCACATCAGGTGTAGGAGAAGTTGGATCAACATTGATATCTGTGGTAGCGGCTGTCATAGCATCAAGGATAATTTGATCGCTTCTACGGCCAATTGCCATAGCAACAACCAACGCCAATTCTCTTTTGGTATCGAAGTTTACTGTAAGATCTTCAATGCTGTCCACGCCCGTTCCGGCGGCATATTTGAGTAATGTGGCGATATATCCAGTGAAAGTAGCATCTTGAATACTGATAGTATTTTGGTATGCAACCTGGTTAGCAATTACTTGACCAACTTTTCGGAATTGGCAAGTATTACCGATGATATCGGTACGTAGTCTTACTGCGTCACGTAATAGAAATCCACGTGACCTATACTCTACTTTGACAAGCGCATCGAATTCTGTTTGTTGAACATTGGTTAAACTAATACTCATGTGATGTTGGCCTCCATGCCAAAAAATAAATAAAACATTTCCCGTACTAGATTTTCTCTAATACATATTTGTTTCACTATCTACCCTTCCATGGGTCATCGAATTCAGAGTATCTTCAAGGGCTACATTTTTCTGGCAGTAGGGTTTCCATTCCTGGGCCTATTTACCATACTAGATACAGATGGTCCTTTCGGGTCTGCTCGTACATGAGTATCCGCTTCATTGCTTGATGCGTGATAATCTAGTATAGCAGTTTTCAGGAATTCAACATGCTTGTTGCACTATTTATTCGCAACTGCAAGGAAATGTGTAATGCTTTCTTTCAGCATACTCGGCTTGCTTGCCTTTGTTGAATTCAGTTGTTGGCCGAATGTATCCCATCACGCGAGTGTATACTTCGCATGGTTGACGTTCAGCATCAGGCAAACAAACTCTAACAGCTTCTTGCATATTCATTCCTTACTCGCACTCATCAATTGCGAGAATTTTGCTGATATTTGTGCTCTATATGCAGGGTCATTTTGGTATCTTGGATAATTTGCATACATTTCAGCTTCAATCTCAGCCTTTGATATTGGGCTAAATGCTGGACCCTTTTGTGTATCAGCAGGTATTTTCGCTAATGTGTTCATGTGCAATTGGCGAACCTCATCAAGCATCAACACAACCTCAGCTCTCACTGGCAATTTTTCCAATGCTTTTGCTGATTCAGGTGTTAGGTTGTTCTTGATCCAGTTCTGCAATGTATTTATTTTTTGCACGCCATCTGTGCCAAGTTTTGCAATTTCATCAGATGTGTTTGGCTGTTTGGATTTATCGTAGTCAATCAACGTATTGATCACTTTGCCAAATGTTTCTTGCTGAATTTTGTTTTCTTTTGCATAGATAACGAAATCTTTGATGTGATGATTTTCTTTATCTATATATTCTTGGTTTTCGCCGAAATCATATTCCTCTGGTGCTGGACGTAATGTTCCTAGCAACTTCTGTGCATCCTTGTACGCCTTAGCTTGCTTAGCCATCACGTATCCATATTTTTCTTCCAAGTATTCAGGGCGGGCACCTGCTCCTGGCACACCTTCATCTACATACCACTGTGGTGCTACAGCTTCTGGCACTATCGTAGTTGTTTCAGTGGGTACATTACCTTCTGCAACACCAATATTAGCTAAATTATCTTCCATGATTACTTTTCTCCTTATTTGTCCACTTTAGGTTTACGTATTTGTCGGTACACTATGCAAATATGTACACGCTTATCTTGCCGTTGTAGTTCCGCTAATGCGCCTCATGTGCGCTAATCCGTTATCTTTCATTCCGCGAATTGCATCCTTGTAGCCTTCCCAGTACATAGCTAATTTGTCAGCAGCAGCATCTGTAGGTAGGAATTTTGCAGGGATAACAAATCTCTCCATGTAGATTTCCATCAACTTTTTTCCAGCTGGTGAAACAATAAATACTTCCCAACACAGTGATTGCAATTGTTCAGCTTCTTTATGCCCATCTCTGGCTTTTTCGCGATAAAGCCTGTACGCCTCTGGTTCTTCAGCCATGATCAATGGATTGAAATATTCGCCATTATTGTGCGCCACCACCACCTCCTTGCTGTTGCTGTGCTTGTGCTTGCTGTTGTTCCATCATCATCATTTCTTGCTCTTGCTGTTTCTCGGATTGTTCTCCAAAGAATCTAGCTAATTCTTTTTCAGGAATTATTGGATCGGAATCCACACCCATCTTGTTTGCGCTCCAATGAGCAAATCTTTCTGGCCTCAAATTCACTATCGCATTTTCAGCACCTTGCACACCTTGCATCAGCTGGAACCACTGAATAAATGACTGCACATCCTGACTGCCCTGCGCGATAACCAATGGTGACTTGTAGCTAAGCTTGATCACACGATTGTCCACCATGATTTTCTCAATCAATCCACGAGCTTCAAGGATATACGCAACACGCTTCAACACTTTGCTAAGGAATTCATTTTGCAGACGTGTGAACGCACTGCCAATTTCCTCAGCTAAATTCTTTTGTCGGAACATTAACTCAGTCGCGGTACGACTTGGACTGTCTTGCACCTGTCCTATTGGGTTGGCAAACAACAACGTATTGATCTGCTGACGTAAATCTAATGCTAATGTC